CGGAAGAAAACTGGGAATATTTTGTTCAATTTGGGACAATGAACGAACTTTGGCTTGCCTTTGTGATGTGGGAGAGATATGGCAAAGTCTGGGACGATGAAAAAGAAGAGTGGGTGAAAGGAGAGTGCAATGGTTATAGGCATTGACCCCTCATTCACAATGACAGGTGTATCGGTTCTGGATATAGGAGATGAAGGGACACGGTTTTCTGTTCATTGTATCAAGCCACCGGGGGTGATAGCAGGGAAAGGAAGTCCTCAAAGTGAGCAGGTTCAGGACATCATAAGGCGCATTGATGTTGTTTGTCGTGAAGTCGTCAAGTATATACATCTTGCGGAAATCAGGTATCATAAATCCCCAAGGGGTATTTTGATAGAAGTTCCTCGGCAATATAGGAGAAGGTCTGGCAAAACGAATACAAAAAGCCTGATGGAGCTTTCACTCCTGGTCGGTTCTCTGATAGGTGTATTGAAACAAAAAGGGTATGAGGTCGTCGGGTTTCCGACGGGTGGTGGTATTCCCAAAAAGGAACTCGGGTTTGATTTGTTGAGGGGTTGGGGTTTTGAGTTCCAGGCCAATCGTGGGTATGACAACTCGGATGCTCTAATCGTTGCTTTGTATGGGGGTATGATGTTCGGCCTCATACCCAGGGAGATAGCAAAGCCTATTGACAGGCTGGATGTTTAGTAGTATATTTCAGTAGTATTTTCCCCTTCTTTGTTTTTTCTGTTAACCCCTCCCAAATCGGGGGGGGGGGTATTTTTTTAGAATTATCCCTTGACAAACACATAAATGTAGTGCAAAATATAAGTATGGGAAAGAAACAAATCAAGGTTGAGAGGGTCCCTATCCTCAGGAAAAAATGGGGAAAGGTAATAAAGAGGCAGAGGGGTAAAACAATAGGTCTCTCTGTTGGGAGGCCATACAGGGGGATATGATGAGGAAGAAGAGGTCGGGCAGGAGATATGGAAGGGATACAAAGCTCAATCAGTCAATCATTGATAAAGCCTCTGCTCTTCTGCAAAAAGGGGTCTTTGAATGCACAGTCTTCAATCTTTTGGGGATACCCTCTTCAACCTGGTATATGTGGAAGGAAAGGGGCAGGCAGGATAGAGAGCAAGGGGTTCAGTCAATATATGTGGAGTTCCTGGAGGCAATAGAGAAGTCGGAAGCGTATGCAGAAGTCAAGAGCATAGAGGATGTCAAGGCGGCAGGAGAAGCAGGGGATTGGAGAGCCTCTGCTTGGTTTTTGGAGCGTAGATTCCAAGATAGATGGGGGCATAAAATTGGGATGGATATATCGGCGGATGTCAATGTTGAATATGTAGTCGTTGAGGCAAAGGAAGCGGTCAAGTTCCTCAAAGAAGGAGAGGGTGAAAAATGAGGGTGGTCTTGCCTGTTGTTCATTCAGAGTTGATACCCGACAGTACAAAGTACCAGCTTTGGTATGGTTCAAGGGGTGGGGGTAAAACTGCAACAGCAATAATAAAGTTATATCTCTGGACTGTGAAGTATAACCTAAGAGCGAAGATAATGCGGAGGTTCCGAGTTGACCTAACAAGGTTGACTCTCCTGGATATAGAGGAGATATTACAAAGATATAAAATACCGTATGAACTCAAAAAGAGTGAAGGGAAGATATATTTTAAGCGAGGGTATTGGGTTTTACAGGGGTATTATGTTACAGGGTCGGGGAAGAGAGAAGAGAAGATAAAAGGGGGCAATTGGGATATGATATGGCTTGAAGAGGCGACAGAGTTCACAGAGAAGGAATTTAAGGAAGTAACAATGACATTGAGAGGGAATAAAGGGGTTAATATCTGCCTGATGACCTTCAATCCTCCTGCAAGTTCTAATCATTGGATATATAAGTGGTATGAGTATCAAGAGAAGAGGGGACTTGCACGGCGGGTATTTTTCAGTTATAAAGACAATCCCTATCTTCCTGAAGACTATAAGCGGGAGTTGGAGAGCCTCAAGGATGTAGATATAAATCTATACCATAGATATGTAGAGGATGGTTGGGGTTTTGATTTTGAGGGTGAGAGGATATATACAGATTGGGAAGTTGGAGAGGTCAACCCTGATACCATAACAGAATGGGTCGGTGGGATAGATTGGGGATATATTCACCCGACAGTATTCGTGCTGGTTGGATTTTCTGGTTCTGGTGATATGGTGTATATAGCGGATGAGTTCTATATAAAAGGTATGGTTGATGTTGAGCCTCTTGCAGAAGCAATTCGTGATAAATGTGCAAAGTATGGGGTAGATGTAAGGGATTTAATCATCTATGCTGACCCATCAGACCCTGATAAGATTGAGGCTCTCCGTAGGTTGGGTTTTTGGGTAAAGAAGGCAAAAAAGGATGTCTTGGCAGGTATATATGCGGTGAAGAGGTTCAGGGTGGTGGTCAATCCTGATTGTGTCGGGGTACGCAGGGAGATGGGGGGATATGTATGGCAGAAGGATAGGTCGGGACAAATAGTGGAAGTCCCTGTAAAGATGAATGATGATGGCATGGATGCAATCAGGTATGCCGTATATAGTTCAGAGAAGTCACGAAGCAGGAATAATATAAGGGGGGCTTATGTGGTTTGATAAGATATTCAGAAGGGGGAAGAGGAAAGGTATAACTCTTGAGGAGTTCCTCTCTGAAATGGAAAGAAGAGGGTTCAGGGTGGAACAGTTTTGGAATGAAGTTGGGGAAGCATACAGAAAACATTGGGTCTTTGCAGGTCTTGATAGAATTTCAAAGGCCGTGGCAATGAGGCAATATAAGATATTCAAAGGGGATAAGGAAGTCACAGAGGGAGCAGTTTATGATAGAGTGGCAAGGCCTGGTGGTGGTCTATCATATTGGGACTATATGTATATTTCAACCTTCCTGACCTATGTGGATGGCGAGGTCTTCTGGTATAAGATGAGGTCGGGCAAAAATCCTCTGGGATATTTTTTGGTTCGTGGTGGCAAGATTGATATTGTGAGGGATGAGAAGACAGGGGTCAAGTTGGGGTATGTTGTTTATCAGGGAAAGGAGAAGTTCCGAATTGACAACAATGAGATGGTCTGGATTAAAATGCCTGATGTAACAAATCCTTATGGTCGTGGCAAGGGGATTTTGGATGTATTGAAGCCTGCAAGGGAGAGGTATGAATATATGAGTGCATACGAGTTCTCTCTCTTAAAGAAGGGTCGGCCATCCCTTGTTATATCAGGTTTTGAAGATTATAATGAAATGAAAAGGGTGATTGATGACCTTAATTCTGCATTAAGCAAGGTTGAGAAGATGGGGGCAATAATAGGTGTATTGAAGGGACAGCAGGCACAGAAGGTAACCTTTTCACCTTCCGAGATGGATTTCACAAATACAAAGAAGATAACAAGGGAAGAGATAGCAGGGATATTGGGGCATCCCCTTGCCTTGTATGGTATAACGGAGCAGGTCAATCGTGCGAATATGGAAACAGCAATGCGGATGTTTGAACTCTTCACAGTAATACCTCTCCTGGTTCGGTTTGAGTTCGCCTGGAACGAACTCCTCCAGGATGAGGGGATAAGATATGAGGTGAATAAAGAAGTGATGAGTGATACAGATACAGAGGACAGGCGAGTGATGAATGGAGTAAGGCTTGGGATAATCACGAGGAATGAGGCAAGGAACAGATGGGGGTTTGAACAGGTTCAGGATGGTGATGTCTATCTTGTCCCTGCAACAATTCTGGAAGAGGGACAGAGGAAAGGGATAAATAGTGGGCAAAAGGATGTCAATATACAAATAAAAAAGTCTCTGGATGAGAGAGGGCTCAAGTTCTGGATTGGTCACATAAGGCTCTTCAATCAATATTCAGAGAGTATGCAAGAGAAGGTGGTCAAGTTCTATAAGGATATATTCAACCGTATTCTCAAAAATATGCGGGTATATGAGAAGGCAGAAAATGGGGAGAAAAAACTCAAGGATATAATAAAGGGGCTTGAAATCTTCCTCATAGATAAGGAAACAGGGGTCAATATGTGGTATGAGAGGACAGAGGATGTAATCAGGTCAAGTGCAGAGGGTTCGGCTTTGTATCGTGCGGCAAGTATAGGTGCAACAATCAATGTTGAGAATGTCAACCTCAGGGTATTGGAGAAGTTCAGAAGTTTAAGAGAGTTCTATAAGAATACGACTGTTGACTATGTTCTGGATTGGATGAGAGAGAATATTGAAGAGGGGCTTGAGCAGGGGCTTTCAATCAAGGAGATAGTGAGAAAACTCAAGGATGAGTTCCCCTCATTGGGGAGGCATGCATGGACTGTGGCAAGGACAGAGATAAAAAAGGCAACAGGTCTTGCAGATTTTGAGGTCTTTAACGAGGTGGGGGCTGGGCAAAAGCAATGGTGGACTGCCTTGGATGAGAGGGTGAGGGATTGGCATCTATCGGTGCATGGACAGATAGTTCCGGTCAATCAACCGTTCATTGTGGATGGTGAAGAGTTGATGTACCCAGGGGATTTCGGGGGCAGTCCACACAATGTGATAAATTGTCGGTGTGTAATGGTTTTGCCTGAAGAGGCATAATGAAAGGGGGTAATATGGGAGATGTAAAGAAAAATGAAACAAAGGAAGTTGTAACAAAGGGGTATGTCCTCAATCTTGTTGAGGTTTTGAAGGGTGAAGGAGAAGGTGAGGATGAATATATTTTTGACATCACTGTTCAGAAGCCTGATATTGATAAGGAAGTAATACTCGTGAAAGGTGCAATCCTTGACAGATATAAGCAGAATAAAATTGTCCTTGCAGACCATAACCTATCGGTTCAGGCAATCGTGGGCAAGTCGGTTTGGGTTCGTAAATACAATGACAGGATAAGGGCAAAGTTGGTGTTTGCAGATACAGCGTTCGGGCAGTATGTAAAGAAACTTGTAGATGGTGGTTTTCTGCGTGCTGCAAGTATCAGGTTCAGGCCGTATGAGTGGGTGGAAGGTGAAGAGGTCAAGGAGTATGGATATGACCCAGGGCAAGTGATAAGGGTATATACAAAATGGGAACTTTTGGAGTGGTCTATTGTGACAGTTCCTGCGAATCCGAATGCTCTCAAAGTGGAGAAGGTGGTCAAGGATGGAGAAACAAAAGCCGTGAATAATCAGGAAGGACAGGAAGAGGTGAAAGGTGCGACACCGTATCAGGACTATGATATAGTGGATGAGAAATGGGATAAGGGCAAGGCTGTACAGCAGATAAGGAAGTGGGCAAGTTCTGATGGTTCCGGGGATACCGACAAGATTGATTGGGGGAAGATGAAAAAAGCATATATGTGGTTTGACAGCTCAGAGCCTGAGAAGATAACATCGTATAAACTTCCCTATGTGTATATCAAGGATGGTAAGCCTGTTGCCGTGAAGAGGGCAATAATCAGTATAGTGGCTGCAATAATGGGTGCTCGTGGTGGTGTCAACATACCTGAGAAGGACAAGAGGGCAGTATATAATCATTGTAAGAAGTACTATGCAAAAATGGGGATGGAGATACCTGAATATAAGGATGTTCTTTGGGTGGTTCAGGTCACAGAAGCGATGATTGAAGATGCAATTGATGAAGTGAAAAAATCCCTTGACAAAAGGGATGATGAGGTGCAAAATAATAATGAGCCTGAGGTATCAGGCCAAGGGGATATGGCTGGAGATACACAGGCTGATGGGGTTGAAGATGAAGATGTGGTTGTAAAGGCTTTGGGGGCAATGGTTGAAACACTTGAAAAGATGAAAGGGGGTCAAAATGGATGAGAAGAGGGCACAGGAACTGATTGAAAAAATCAAGCAGGGAGTAACAGAAGAGGTCAAAAAGGAGCTAGAGAAGGAGCTCAAGGAGAATATAATCCCTCAGTTCACAAAGGGAGTGGATGATAAGAAAAAGGCGAGTGAGACTTTCAGGGATATAATCAAGGCTCTCTGGAACAACGACTGGGGTCAGGTGAAGTCTCTGACAGAAACAGATGAAGGTGGAGCATTCATACCCACGGAAGTTTCAAAGGAAGTGGCAAGACTGATGGGACAGGTTGGTCTGGTGAGAAAAGCAGGGGCAAGGGTATTCAGTCTGAATAATCCTACAAAAGTCCCTGTTTTTTCTGGTGCAACACTTGGGTCTTTTACGACAGAAGGTTCAACCCTGACAGCGGTGAGTGATACTCTGTTCAGTGAGGTGGATTTCAAGGTTCACAAGTATATCTCCATCATCCCTATGAGTGTGGAACTTCTGGAAGATGCTCCAGGGCTGGTTGACCTTCTCACCGTTCTGGTAGCGGAAGACCTTGCGGCAAGGGAAGATTATGCCTGTCTGATGTTTGATACAGCAAGCGGAGACCCCTGGACTGGTGTAATCAAGGTGGCGGATAATGTGTATACTCTCACCGGGGATATAACCGATGGGACTTGGGAAGACCTCATTAAGGTGAGGGATGCAGCACCCTATCAGGTGAAGTATTCAGGGGCATATTTCATGCACCCATCTGTCTGGTCTTTCTATCAGTCCTTTAAGGACTCAACGAACAGGCCTATTTTTAACCTTGAAAAGAACACCTTTGCAGGCAGGCCTGTCTATGAAGTCCCCTTCCTTCCTGCAATAGGTTCAACCTCTGGCAATAAGGCAGTCGTGGTATATGGAGACTTCAAGTATCTCTGGATAGGTGAGAAGGGTGGTCTCTCTCTGGAAGTGATGAGGGAAGCGACAATCGGGTCAACGAAACTCGGAGAGAAGGATTTCAGGGCACTCAAGTTCAGGAAGAGGGAAGGTGCAGTTGTTGTCAAGACAGATGCCTTTGCAGTTATGAAAACCGCAGCCTAATAAAAGGGGGTAATATGAAGGTTAAAATGCTTAAAAATGTTCTCCTTGGGGGTAAACCTGTCAGAAGGTTTGAGAAGGGTCGCATCTATGAGGTTGATAAAAAGACCTTCCAGGCTCTGTCTGGTCTATGTGAGCCGGTGAGGGATGAGGAGAATAAAGACAAGGGAGCAGAGCCTGTTGGTGGGGTCAATAAATAATGGGGAGGGGGTATCCTCTCCCCTTCTCTTTTGGGAAGGTGAATAATGTCTTGGGTAACTGTTGATGATGTAAAGGCTTTTGGAGGAGTATCAGGAACAGAGCTTGATACTCGGATACAGGACTATATAAACCTTGTGGAAGGGTATATCAAACTTAAAGCAGGTTGGGATATAGAAGCAAAAAATTATAGGGAAGTAATCTATACCGTTGATAAGAGGGTCTTCCTGTCAAACTTCCCTGTAATCTCTATCACAAAGGTAACAATCAATGATTATGAAGTTGGGGAAGATAACTACTATGTTGATAAGGATACAGGGTCGTTCTGGTTCAAGGGGATTCCGAGAGCAGGAGATGAGCCGTATAAAATAGAGGTTGAGTATAGGGCAGGATATGAAGCAATCCCTGAGGATATAAAGACAGCAATAAAAATGGAAGTGGTAAAAAGGTTGCAGATGCAGGATGGTTTGGGGGTAAAGAACATAAATCGTGGGGGTGAGACAATAAACTTCAGAGATGATGAGATGGGGAAGAATGTACAAAATATCGTGGATATATATAAGAGGTATAAAAGGGTCTATTCAGGGATAGTGACAAAGGTGGAAACATGAATATAGAGGTCTATGTCAAGGGTGGCACACAGGCTGATATAGAGAGGATACAGAAGAATATTGCAAATGTGATGTTTATGTTTGGTTTGAGAGTTGTATCAAGGGCGAGGGTTCATTATCTTGGTGGTCCGAAGCCTATACATCTTGACCAGGATACCGGAACTCTTTGGGGCGGGATATTCTATAAGCCTGAGTTTTCAGGGGGTGTTTTTTCTATCTTGCTGGGGGTTCCTGGAGAGGCGAAATATGGTGCAATATGGGAAGGTATCGGGGAGTATGAGACAAGAATAGGTCAGAGTTTTGCGAATGGGACACCTATGTGGAGGCCGTTTTTTCTGCCTGCTCTTCTTGACATGGAGAGATGGCTTAAAGAGGAGTTGACTCGTGCTTGCTCATATTGAGATAGAAGAGTATATACAGAATGTCCTGTCGGGTATAGAAGGGCTCAATGTCTTCCTGGGGCAGAAAATGAGCATTGAAAAGTTGAAGTCAAAAGGTCTTTTGCCTTCTGCTTTGGTGGTTTCTAATAATGAGAATATCAACCTGTCTGGTGGTGTTGGGTATCATACAATCTTCATAGATGTATGGATTATGGGGAAAGATAGAGCAGGGACAAGAGATATGGCAAATAAGGTGATTGATAAAATTGTAACTGAGGCAAAGTCTTTTGATGTTGTTGTTGATAACAAAACTCACCTTGTTGAAGGTATGGGGTTTGAGGTTCTATATCCAGGTGTCGGGGTGATAGATATTCAAACAATCGGCATCAGGTATAAACTCAACTACTATGAGCAAATATAAAGGGGGTGTATATGGCTCTTGTTCATAAGAATAGGTATCAGGTAAAAATACAAGGGAAAGGTATACAGGATACAGGAACAGGATTGGAAGAGAGAGATATATACCTTGACCAGCAGTATGTTATCCTTTCTGACCTGGAAGTGGAGAAGGTAATTACGAGGGATTTTGGGAAGAAACTTGCAGGGGGAGTTCTCAAAACAAAGGTCACACAGAAGGTTGCAAAATTCAAACTTGAGAAGCCTTTTGAACTTGTGGATGATACAGTCGGATGGGATGGAAGGACAATCCTTCTTTTATCTTGGGCTGGATTGAGAGGTAATATCATAGATACTGATTGTGTGTTATATTGGAGTGATGCCTTTGGTGTAAATGGTGGTATTGGGCAAATGCAGGTATCAAATCCTGAGGGAGAAACCCTATATATTGACGGGATAATGGCGAAGGTTTCAATCATCGGGGAGATTGGGAAACTAATCAAGATGGAGATGGAAGGATTGGGGAAGGTGAAGAGTTCACTCACCTGGTCTTCATATGCTTCAAATAACACAGGTGGAAAGTTAGTTGTTCCTGGTTCTGTGAAGGTTGAGGGGTCTGTCGTGGAAGGGGTGAAATCTTGGAGGCTTGATATAGGGGGAGATGTGCAGATATGTGAAGGAGTGGAGCAGGATGATGGGGTCTATCTCATATATAGGCCTGAGATAGAGATAACTTTTGAGATGGACCCAGTAGACAGTTCAACTATTCGTGATTGGAGAGAGAGGGAAAGTCCTGTCACAATACAGGTGATGAGAAAGGCAATTGAAGATGAAACGGAGGAACAGGTCTTGATAACCGTTCAAGATATGTATGTACAGGATTTCGGTGATGAGGTGGACAATAATATATTGAGGCGTAAAGTGAAATTCATATGTGGAGACCCCACCACAAAACTCTATATATATCCAACCTATAACAGGGGGGAATAAGGATGATTGAAATTCAAGGGCGTCAAGTCCGAATCAAGAGTCCAACCGTTCGTGATATGGTCAAGATTTCAGGGATACTCAAGCAGTCGTATGATGAGCAAGGGTTTTTCAGGCCTGATAAGTTCCTGGATGTGATAGCAGGGGATAATCTTCCTCTTCTGATGGATACCATAACCGAGTATGAGGGTGAACAGATAGATTGGTATTCTGTGGAATATGAGAAAATACAGGAGATACTTAAAGATTTTTTTCTGAAATATCCCGTTTTGAAGTGGATTGGCGGGATTATACAAGTGATGAACACATCTGGCGATTGATATGGGCATATACTGGGGGTGTATATTCAGAATGCGAGCGTATGATGGATATGGATGTAGTTCTTTTTGAGAAGTTCATTCATTGGAGAATAGAGGAGAACGAAAAAATCAGGAGAGAGATAGAGCGTGGCAAGTAATGAAATTCTGTATATTATCAAGGCAGATATAACAAATATAAATACTCGGCTTGAAGAGGTTGAGAAGAAACTCAATCAAGTCGGCACTCAAGGGAAAAATTCGTTTGGGGGGATAACCGCATCAGTAATGAAGCTTGCTCGTTCCCTGGGTTCCTTGTATGTGTTGAATAGGTTCATAAATGCAATGAAACATCTTGTCAATTTATCGGAGAGGCAGGCTCAGGCAGAGTTGTTTTTGGCTCGTTCTCTGAAAAATGTCACAACTGAAGTCGGGAACAATGTTGAATATCTGAAAAAACTTGCGGCGGAATATCAGAAGTTGACAGGGGTGGGGGATGAGACAATCCTCGGCTTTGCGGGTATGTTGTCAACCTTCCAGTTGAATAGTCGGCAGATTGCGGAACTCATCCCTCGTATTCTGGATATGGGAAAGGCTCTTGAGATGACGACAGGAAGGAGTGTTGATTATAATTCTATTGCAATTGCAGTTGGTAAGGCAATTCAGGGGCAGACTGGTATTCTGGCAAGGTATGGAGTCGTTCTGGATAAACAGGCAATAAAAACAGACAAGTTCAATGGTATTTTGAAAAGTCTGGATATGAACTTCAAGGGAGCTGCAAAAGCAGCAGGGGAAACATTCACCGGGGAAATTCAGAAGCTCAAGGCAACCTTCTCTGATATGGGGGAGAAGATTGGAGATTTTATCAAGACAGGATTACAGCCGTATCTCAATATTTTGAATAGAATTATTGAAGTAATGAGAATGCTTGGAAGGGCAAGGGAGTATGATAATACAGCAATGGGAAGATATGAAAAGGCATTGAAAAGGGTCAATCAGTTGAGGAAGGAAGGAAAGGAAGGGACAGAGGAGTATAAAAAGGCTTTGATTGAGTTGAGAGTTGCAAAACAAGATTATCTTAATGAAGTCCGTAAAGAAGTGGCAGAAAAACAAAGGGTGAAACAATTAACAACACAAGTAACACAGGCAGAAGAGGAGCACCTGGAAGTAATTCAAAAATCAATAGATGTGTATGAGGGGGCAATAGCATCAATGGATGATTTCGTGATGGCAACCTCAACCCTGGAAAATGTAATCAATCCCTATGAGCAGGCAATGATACAATTGGATAATCAGGTGGCCTTGTTTGGGAAGACTTGGGAAAGGGTGGCTGCAGATGTGGTGAGAGACATTGCCTATATGTCAAGGTCGGGGGAGTTGTCACTGGGTAACCTGATGAGGAAGATTGCGCAAGTTATAGTTGAGTTGATGACCTATTATGCAATAGTCAGTTCAACAGGGAGTACTGAATTGGCAAAAGCAGGCAGTATGTTGGCTGGGACTCTTGTTGGTATGTTTCAGGAAGGTGGGGTCGTGGAGAAACCCACCCTTGCAGTTGTTGGGGAAGCAGGAAGGGAATATATAATCCCTGAGAGGAAACTCAATAACTTGGTGGAAGCAATCGTTGACAAGGTAGGATATTCAAGGCCTGTTACAGTAGAGGTTCGGCTGGATAATATGGTGTCCCTCTCTGATAGTCGGGTGCAAAGAGTGATAGCTCGGGCTGTTCAAAAAGGACAACGAGACCTCAGGATGATAGGGGGGTAAATGGGGCTCACAAAAATATATAAGTCAAGTGATGGGACAACTTGGGTAGAGGAAACAAAAGTCAAGGAAGTAACCCCTATACAGTATCGGATAGATTTTGAAAATGGGGGGAGTATAGAGGCGATAAATTTCACAATAAAGGTTGTGAGTGATGATTTTTCTGGCACCCTGTATTGGTGGAAAGTTGAGCGGGATGGCAAAATCTGGATAGGGAAGACAAGAAAAGTATATGAAGATGTCGGGGGAAGGGTTATAACCTATGATGTTGCTTCTGTTTTTCTCTCTGATGTCACAAAACTGAAGGGTGAAAGCAATCCAAGAATTTTTGGGGACTATTCAGTAAGTCAATCGGATGTTGCCGATGGCATATATCACTTTGTAGTGCAGAATAATCAACCTATGGGATATTTTTATGGTGCTATCAGAAAAGCAGATGGAACTTCAGGTGTGAAGAGGGTTCCTAATTGGGCTGTCCAAATTCAGGTTTTTGGTGATAGTTCTGGGGCTGGCTCAATCAATAAAGATGGGGGCATAATCAGGATAGATAAAGGGGGGTATTTTTCTCTAACGAGGGATGGTACAAGTCACGATGTATATATACATAAATATTTCACTCTCATAGTAGATGGTGGTAATGTATATGCAATCAAAGAGTGGGTGGGGGTTTTGGATTGGTTGGAGAGTGTCCTTGTTGGAACAATAACAGATATGAGACCTGCCTTTTCAATCAATGATGAACAGGCAGGGATTTCATTCATAGGGAGCAGGTCGTATAATTTCAAAAAGATAGGGTCTGCCTATATAGAAGCGTATTGGGTGATTTCAGAGGGGGCTGTCACACAGTTTGGGGTGAGGTCAACAGATACAAGTGTCGTGGAAGACCTCAACATATCGGTAAGTTCAGGTATGCCGTTCCCCCGTTTGTTCAAGGTTGGGGGTAAGCCTATCTGTTTCGTGTTTACGGGTGAGTATGATAGTGAGGATGTAACGACGCCGGGGGTGATTTTGGGATACTGGTATAACCTCTTGGATGGAAGTGACTGGCAATATAAGTCTATCAGTACAGGAGACCAGCTGGATGTTTTCACTCTTCAATATGTAGGTGAGACATTACATCATTGGGTTTTTCTCGTAGCAAATTCACCCCGTGATGGGGATTCCCCCTCTCTTCCTGGCAGGAAAAGGGACTTATATATGTTGAAAATAAATAAATCGGATGGGGGATTGGATTTTCTTGGGAAAGTAGATGAAAAAATTGACGATAAAGAACTTTCCGATATGGGTGTAGTATCGGCAGGGTTTTTCCCTGGTGTCGGGTATGCAATTTTGGTTGGTGTGGATGATGGGGAAGCGTATGAAAGTGACCTCCGACAATTCAAGGTTAAAATATATGATGTGGATTTTGACTATTATAACGACAAGGTTTTTGTATCTGTCAAAGAAGAGAGGACATATCCCTTCTGGAATGAGAGTGAAGGTAAGTATGCAAAAGGAATGGGTTGCTGGCCTCTCACAGGTGGACAGTTATATTGGGGAATGTGGGGGTGGGGTATTCTTGACCCTATGGGTGGTCTTCATGTGATAGCCTTCAATGGGTTCGTTGAAATGTATCCTGATGGGGTTGATTTCTTTCATATTTACTATGGGCAGATGGATGTTTTAAGTTCAGTTTATGCTGGCCGGCAAATTTCGTGGGGTGGGTTCAAAGGTTGGGCTTCAGCTGGATATGAAGGGACAATCTTGTATAATGGTGTCGGTGGGAGAAAAAGGACTTGGTGGATGGACCCTGAAAGGTTGGTGCGCAGGACAACTAATTATCATGGGTTTATCAATATCAATGATACTTATGACCCCTTTGTTTATGTCAATAATGGGGAGTGGGATTGGTATGTAGCAGACTTTGATTGGGAAGATGATGAGTGGGTAGTATGTTTCTATGATGGGTCTGAAAAATATGCCTCAATAAAGTATGAGAGGATTGGGCATATAGACTTCTCTGTGTTTGACAGTCTTCTTTCAGTTGTGAATGACATCATAAGGGGTGAGGGGTATATAGTAGTTCCTGACCTTGACACAGGTGGCTGGGCGCTGTATGTAATACATGGGTATGAAAGTATTCCATATCTGTTTGGGATAGATGAGGGGGTGGATGATGTAGCGGATGGGGTTCTCTCTCTCACACGGCAGGCAAAAGATTTTGGGTCTATCTATTGGGATGATGGGTCGGGGAATGTTTGGGGTGGCATCAAGATACAAAGTG